GGGTAAGGAACGGCGCGGCTTTGCGCTAGATCATGGTTTCGCATGGTTAGGTACGTGAACCTTGAACTGTCGACCGGTTCATGATCCTGCAGGGTTCATGGACGCGATGACACTGACGGCCTACGCGGCGCGGCGCGGCGTCTCGCCCAAGGCGGTGTCGAAGGCGATCGCCGCGGGCCGGCTCAGCGCGAGCGTGACGCGCGACCAGCACGGCGCGCCCAAGATCGCCGATCCCGACCTGGCCGATCGCGAATGGGAGGCGAACACGCGCGCCCGGGTCGAATACACGGCGCCGGAGCACGGCCAGGTGGTCGAGCAGCACCAGCAGCCAGAAGACCGACGTCCGGCCATGCGGTCCGCGGCGTCGCACGAGATGGCCGAGTACTACGCGCACCGATCCGCGCGCGAGGGCGAGGCAGCTCGGCGCGAGCGCCTGCAGGCCGACCTCGCAGAGTTCACGCTGGCCGAGCGCCGTGGCGAGCTGATCCCTGTCGCGCAGGCTCGGCGCGACGTGATGGAGCGCTACACGACCGTCAAGACCAGGCTGCTGGGCGTTCCGCGACGCCTGGCGCAGCAGCTCCCTCACCTCGCGGCGGAAGTGGTGCCGGTGGTCGACGCGCTGTTGCGTGAAGCGCTCGAGGAGCTGGCCGCTGGTGGTCGCCCCGAGTAGCTGGCTCGCAGGCACAGACGAGGCGCTGCGACCTCCGCCGCGGCTGTCGCTATCCGAATGGGCCGACAAGTACTATCGGCTCTCCGCCGAGAGCTCGGCGCAGCCCGGAAAATGGCGATCGCGCCCGTACCAGCGCGGGATCCTCGACGCGATCACTGATCCGGCGGTCGAGCGCGTGAGCGTCATGAAGTCGGCGCGCGTCGGCTACACGCTCTGCATCAACGCGGCGATCGCGTACCACATGCACCACGACCCGTGCTCGATCATGGTCGTGCAGCCAACGGTCGATGGTGCGAAGAAATACAGCAAGGAATTCATCGCGCCGATGCTGCGAGACGTCGAGGTCCTCGCGGATCGCGTGAAGGGCACGGGCGTCAAGACGAGCGGGCGGACGATCCTCGACAAGAGCTTTCCCGGCGGTGTGCTTTCGATGGTCGGCGCGAACAGCGGCGCCGGCTTCCGGATGAGCTCGCGCCGGGTGGCGATCTTCGATGAGGTCGACGGTTACCCTCCGAGCGCTGGCGACGAGGGCGATCCGATCGCGCTCGGCGAGAACCGCACGTTGGAATTCTGGAACCGCAAGATCATCGCCGGATCGACTCCCACGATCTCCGGATCGAGCCGCATCGAGCAGCTGTTCGAGGCCGGCGATCGCCGTCGGTACCACGTGCCGTGCCCGCACTGCGGCCACATGGATCACCTGACGCCACGCGAGCAGAACGACGGCGGCCACTTCATGCGGTGGGACACCGGCCGGCCCGACACAGCGAGCTTCGTCTGCCGCTCGTGCGGGTGCGAGATCGAGGAGAAGCACAAGCGCGCCATGATCGAGGCCGGCGAGTGGCGCGCCGCTGGCGAGTTCACCGGGCACGCGAGCTTTCACATCTGGGCGGCTTACTCGATGTCGCCTAACACGACCTGGCCGCAGATCGCCAAGGAGTTCGTCGCTGCGACCAAGGCAGGCCCTGAGAAGCTGCGCGCCGTCATCAATACGCTGTTCGGCGAGACATGGCAGGAACGCGGCGAGGCACCGGATCACGAGCGGCTGTACGAGCGACGCGAGCCGTACGCGATCGGAACCGTGCCCAGCCCGTCTATCCTGGCCCTGACGTGCGGCGTCGACGTTCAGAAAGATCGTTTCGTCTTCGAGGTGGTCGGCTGGGCAGCCAACAAGGAGAGCTGGTCGATCGACTACGGCGAGCTCTACGGTGACACCGCGCTGGATTCCACGTGGAACATTCTCGACGAGCGACTGCTGGCACGCACGTACCCTGGAGTAGATGGCGCGCAGCACGTGATTTCGATGCTCGCGATCGACTCCGGCGCGTTCACGCAGCCGGTCTATGACTGGGCGAGACGGCATCCGATCTCGCGTGTGATCGCGGTCAAGGGCGACGACGGACCGAGACCGATCATCGGTGCAGCGTCGAAGGTCGACATCAACTTTCGCGGCAAACGGATGCAGCATGGGTACCGCGTGTTCCCTGTCGGCTCCGACACCGCCAAGGGCGAGTTGTACGGCTGGCTCAGCATGCCGCGCGGCGATGGCGATCCGCCCGCGGGCTGGTGCCATTTCCCAGAGCATGACCCCGAGTACTTCAAGCAGATCACCGCTGAGCACCTTGTCACCGTCGTCAACCGCACAACGAACCGGTCAACTCGCCATTGGCACGTGATCACGAACCGCGAGAACCACGCGCTGGACTGCCGGGTCTACGCGCGCGCGGCGGCGGCGTTACTCGGGATCGATCGCCTGACCCCACGCGCGCCCGCGCCGCAGCCCGTGGCACGTCCCGAGCCCGCGCCGCAGCACGAGCAACAACCGACCGCTACCTCGCCCGCTCCCACCAACGATCGCCCGCGCTCCGGATTCTGGTCCCGACCGCGCGCCGGCAGCTGGCTCGGCCGGCGCCGCTGATTCACGCTGCGGGCGGCGAGGTCGGCACCGGGTTCGCCGGGTCGCGCCCGATCTCCGTGAGCCGAGCGATCTGATCGTCGATCTGTGCCAGCCCTTCCCTGAACGCGTTGACACTGGCGCCTATCACGTTCGTCACGTCGGCGATCATCTGCAGCGTCGCGTGAGGGTTCCCGCCCGCAGCCATGCGATTGAACATGCCCTGAAGGTCCGCCCTGTATGCGTCGAGCTTCGTGATCTCGGCCTCGATCTTGTCACGCAGCGCACCGAGCTCGCTGGCTTCTCGGTTCGTGGCTGCATACATCTTTGCGATCCTTGCCTGTGCTGATTCGGCCATGTCTGGACCTTGCCAGCAAGCTACGACAACGGCCAGCGTTGACACCGCTCGTCCTCCGTGATCCTCACGGCTCGGATGCCGACGACGACGGTATGGACGCAAGCTGACGCCGATGCGGTGCGCGCAGCGATCATCGCGATCGCCACCGGCACCCGCGTTGTAACGGTCACGTACGCCGGACCGCCCGCGCGCTCCGTGACGTATCAGATGGCCGAGCTGGAGACCCTGAGGTCTCTCCTCGCCCAGATCACGCTCTCGCTCGGCACCAGCGCAACCTACAGGCTCGGTGCGACAAGGACCGGCTTGTGACGATCCTGGACCGCCTGATCACGTGGATCTCGCCGAAATGGGGGCAATCCAGAGCCCGCGCGCGCATGATGGTCCGCCACTATCAGGCCGCGTCGTTCGGGCGCCGAACTGACGGCTGGTCCAGGCGCGCGACCGACGCGAACACGGCGGCGTCTGGCGCAACGCTTTCGCTCCTGCGCTCGCAGGCGCGCGACTTGATCCGGAACAACTCATGGGCGCGCAAGGGTCTGCGAAGGATCCTGGGCAACACCGTCGGGTGGGGCATCCGTCCGAAGCCGACCGGCCGCACCGCGAAGCGGATCGCTGAGCTGTGGAAGCTGTGGGCGGAAACTACGCAGTGCGACGCCGCGGGCCGGTTGAATTTCTACGGTCTGCAACGCCAGGCGATGCGCACGATCGCGGAGTCCGGAGAGGTCATCATCCGGCGCCGGCGCCGGCTGCCACAGGACGGGCTCGCTATACCCCTGCAGCTGCAGATCCTCGAGCCCGACTACCTCGATAGCACGAGGGACGGCATCATCGGTGAAGCAGGTGGACCGATCATCCAGGGCGTAGAGTTCGACGCGATCGGCAGGCGCGTTGCCTACTGGCTGTTCGACCAGCATCCGGGCGGACAGGTGCCCATGCAGAGCCCGGCGTCGAGGCGTGTTCCCGCCGAGGGCATCCTTCACGTGTACGACCAGGAGCGCGCCGGTCAGGTGCGCGGGCCGTCGTGGTTCGCGTGCGTCAGTGTGCGCCTGGCTGACTTCGCTGAGTTCGAGGATGCGACGTTGGTCAAACAAAAAATCGCCGCCTGCATGACGGCGTTCGTGACCGATCTGGATGGCAGTGCGAACGCGCTCGCGCTGGCCGGCACCGATTCAACCACTGGACAGGCGACCGACACTTTCGAGCCAGGCGCGATCATCCCGTTGCCTGTCGGGAAAACGGTCACGTTGTCGAACCCACCGGCGGCGAACGATCACCAGTCGTTCACGGCGAGCTCGTTGCGAGGCGTCGCTGCAGGACTGCCGTGCATCACGTACGAGGATCTGACCGGCGATTACAGCCAGGTGAACTACAGCTCCGCTCGCATGGCCCGCATCGGCGCGCGCGCTGACCGCGATGACCTGATCTGGAACATGCTGGTGCCCCAGCTCTGCCAGCCGGTATGGAACTGGATGCAGGACGCGATGATCCTCGCCGGCGAGAAGATCGAGGCGGCCCCTGCCGAGTGGTCGCCTGCGCCGATGCCGATGCTCGACCCCAAGGCCGAGGCGGAAGCGTATCGCACGATGATCCGCAACGGCCTGATGACCCTGGCGCAGGCGATCCGCGAGCTCGGCTATGACCCGTTGGAGCAGCTGACCGAGATCTCCGACACGAACGACGATCTCGACAAGTTCGGCATCATCCTGGACTGCGACCCGCGCAAGCTGACCAGTGCCGGCGCGATGCAGCTGACCAGCGAGCCAGCCGACCCGGCAGAGCCAGCGGCCACTTCGGGTGGATCTGCGGTCGGCGACGGCGCAGAGCTACCCACGACAACCCACTGATCGCGAACCACTTGACGTAACGCGCTGGTCGTGATCCTCGCGCTGTGGATGGCAAAGCGATCCGTCACCCGAGAAATGCAGCCGCTGCAGCTGCGGGCCGACGTGGTTCCTTCGACGCTCGACGAAGAGAAGCGCACCGTACAGGTGGTCTGGACCACCGGCGCGCGCGTCATGCGCGGGTTCTTCGACCAGTATTGGGAGGAGCTATCGCTCGATCCCAAGCACGTGCGCATGGAGCGCCTGAACAGCGGAGCTGCTCCGCTGCTCAACTCGCACAACGGCGAAGACCTCTCAGGGGTCATCGGTGTCGTCGAGTCCGCGAGCCTGCAGAAGTCCAAGGGCATTGCGACGGTTCGGTTCGCGCGCGCCGAGGACGACCCGGTAGCCGACCAGATCTTCCGCAAGGTCAAAGACAAGATCATCAAGAACGTCTCCGTCGGCTACCGCGTGCAGAAGCTCGAGAAGGTCGAGAGCGCCGAAGGAAAAATCCCCGTCTACCGCGCGACCGACTGGACCCCCCACGAGGTGTCGATGGTTCCCATCGGCGCCGATGCCGACGCAACCGTGCGGTCCGCTGGGACCGTGACCAATCCCTGCGAGTTCACCTTCGAGGAGAGAGCTATGGATCCCGACGAGACCGATACCAGCAAAGCCGACGACCTCGAAGATAAGGTCGCGAAGGCAGCCACCGAGGCCGCACGCAAGAAGCGCATGGACGACGCGCGCACGCGCAGCGAGGGAGAGCAACAGGCAGCCGAGGATGCGACCGCGGCGACCCTCGAGCGCGTGGCGGCGATCCAGGAGATCGCGCAGCGCTCCGGTCTGGGTCACGACTGGGCGAACAGCCTGATCAAGGCCAACGTGTCGGTCGAAAAGGCGCGTGAGGCAGCGTTCGCCTTCATGACCAAGCGCGACACGGACGAGTTCTCGACCGATGGCATGCAGCGCATCCAGCCTGGCGACGACGCTCGCGACAGGTTCATCCGCGGTGCGACTGCGTGGCTGGTCGAGCGCGCGGGCCACACCAATACGATCGTCGAGGCAAAGAAGGTCACGCGACTCGCGCACAACTTCACCGGGGTCTCCACCGATCCGGGCGAGTTCCGCGGCATGCGGATGACCGATCTGGCTCGCCACACCATCGAGATGCGCGGGCGTTCGGCGAAGGGGCTGCACGGCGAGAACCTGATCAAGGCCGCGCTGCAGTTCCGCGGCGATCAGGGATTCAACACCACATCTGATTTCGCGGTTCTGCTCGAGACCGCGGTCAACAGGATCTTCGTCGGCGCCTACGCAATCGCGCCGGTCACATGGCCGATGTGGGCTGGACGCAAGTCGGTCCAGGACTTCCGTACGTCGACGTTCTATCGGCCGGGCACGTTCGGCGTGCTGGATACGGTGACCGAGGCTGGCGAGATCAAGCACAAGAACATCCCGGACGGCGAGAAGCGGACGCTGACGCCCGCGACGAAGGGCAACATCATCGGGATCACGCGCCGCGCGCTGGCGAACGACGATCTCGGCGCGTTCCAGAATCTGGCGTCGGGTCTCGGGATGGCCGCTGCTCTGACCGTCGAAACCGACGCCTACGCGCTGGTGACTGCCAATAGCGGCCTCGGGATCTCGTACGACGCGAATCCGCTGTTTCATTCGAGCCGCTCGAACATCGGACCCACGGGTGTCATGAGTCCCGCGACGCTCGATGGTGCACGTGCCACGATGGCCAGGCAAAAGGATCCGTCGGGCAATCAGTTCTTGACCCTGCGGCCGTCGGTGTGGCTCGGCCCGGTGGAACTCGGCGGCGTCGCAAAGCAGTTCAACAGCTCGACCAC